CCAGTCAACGGGTCTTCATCACTGCTTTTATGGCCGCAGAACAGTACATCAAAGTCGTTAACAACATTAGCCTTTGGCCTGCCAAGCCACTCTTTGCCGCACACCCAAGGCTTTGTTAAGTCCATCATTTCGGTGCCGCGCATGACCTTTAGTTGCCCGGTTCCAAGCGAATACGTCTCACAAACGTCGATGCGGTCTTTCCCGTGAGTTAGCGCAATAGACGATGGCACCCAATCGTGGACTGTAAGTTTAAGCTCTTCCTGCACTTCATGGTGGTGCTTGTACTTGTGTGACAAGAAGGGCAGCTTAAAGTGGATTACCTCCATGTCAGGCCGCATGCTTAAGCATAGATCAAGCAACACAGTGGAGTCTTTTCCTCCACTCCAAAGCACGGCAGGACGCTTTGCGTTTTTAAGCGCCTTTCTGATTAAGCTTATAGCAGGTATTATGTTCATTAAAATGCCATTCCAGCTCCCATAAGCAGGCCACCACCAATAGATCCAAACATTGCATTCTTGCCAGCACTCTTTGCCGCTTCAGCCTGAGCCATTCCAGCAGCATACTGCATCTGTGCGTTGTATGCGCCGTAGATCGAGCCCATGCCAGTTTGCGACTCTGGATTGAAGTACTGCGGGCCAGCCTGCTGTTGGCCCATCATGGCATTCTGCGCGGCTTGACCACCAAATGAACCTGCGTACATCGGTTGTTGGTAGAACGACGTAAGTGCAGGCGCGGACTGCTGTGCGAAGTAGCCGCCAAGGCCAGTGCCAAGCGCAACAAGCTGTTGTTCCCGAGCCTGACGAGCGTTGTAGCGGTTGAGCACCTCGGCAAGGTTGGATTGCCCGCCAAGCGACGTTCCCCGAGCCGCAAAGCCTGCACGGGTCTGCTGCTCGATGGCGCGTTGTTCTTGCGGAGACAGCATCGTGCCGTCCGTCTGTAAGGCGCCGAGCTTTTGTTGGGTGTACTGCTGGAGAGCCTGGTTGATCCCGCCAACACCCTGCGCTTCTTGAAAGGCTTGAACGTATCCAGGAGCACGCCCCTGCAAGCCGCGCAATTGCGCCGCCTGCTGACTCTTCATGTAGTCTTCTTCTAACTGCGAGTACTGAGGCTGAAGTCCACGATACAAGGAAATCTGGCTTTCGGCAGCCTGCCTGGCAATCCGGTCCTGAAGAGCTTGATACTTGGGCTGAAACTCCAGTTCTTTGGCGTAAACCTCTGGAGCCATTTCTACCTGCGCCTTTAGAATGGAGCGCATTGACTCCTGGTAATTAGGAGCCGCTGGTGCTTGTACGGTGGTTGATTTACTGCCTCCCATATAAAAGTCTTTCTAGTTTCCTTGGGGTGATTGGGACGGCATGATCGTGTCTCCATGCCCACACTTGTGTGATAGGTGATTTGCGCTCAAAGAATTGATTAAACATCTCAGCAACTGCTTGAGGCTCGCTAGCCCACGCCATGTGGATCGTCCAGAGGCCGTCTTCCTTGCGCCACTTCCAATTAAAGTCGCTAACGCCGGGATGTGTAGTCGAGATGCCGGTGATGATGCCGTCGCGGCGAGCCACATAAATACTGTCATGGACGCCGTAAAAACTAAGGTAGCCATCAACGTCATCTCGGGATACCTGTCCAAGAAGTTGTAAATGGTTTCGGCACTGTTCATATAGCGTATCGACAAGTTGTTCCCATTCAGTGACGGTCATTAGGTCTTGATGATGAACATCAGCGCCACATTGCGTGGACGGGTTTCAGCTCCACCGGTAGATCCCGTGGTTGCGGCTGCGGTTCTTGGGTCACGACCAGAGGCGTCGCCCCTGACTGCGTCTTGTATAATTGTTGGCGCGGTATAACTGTGCGTATGCGCTTGTATCTCCTGTGCCTGCGCAGACAAGATATCGCGAGGGTAATCGACCGTCGTGCGGTTGTTGCTCCATCCACGAACAAACTCACCTCGCAAATCGGGAAGATTAGTGCCAAATAACGCAGTAAGGTTAGGATAGCCAGCCGTGGATTGACCATTGCACTCAAGCCATCCAGCGGGAGGCGTAGATGTACCCCACATGACAATCTGTCCCGGCAGGATAGATGCCCCCACTGTAGCGTCAACGTATCCCTTGCTGGCTGCTGTAGCAGACGTAGATGGGTTGCTTGTGTTAAGCAAGAGAGGGCCAGTCATCGTGCCGCCAGCTAAAGGCACAAATATTGACGAAAATAGCGTTTTAACGCTCTCAATCGTATACTTAAAGAGCGCCCCTGCGCGTTCTGCCAAGATGTAGTCTGCCTCTTCAGGTGTGCCGGTAGTTTGCGCCGAGATAGCTCCGGGCAGCAGCACGGCGTTATCGACATGATCATTCAGGTTCTCGGCAGTGACCTGCGAGTTTGCCCCAGGGAAATCAGCGTAAGTTGTGCCTTTTTGGATCTGTTGAGCTGGCATATAAAGTTATTCCTGACTGATCATTGGTCTGTTGGTTGCTATAGCATACACAGCAGCACTTTTCAAGGATGGTCTTCCAACAACGAAACTTATCGTGCAATCCATCGACGTTCCCCTGGCCGCTATCCGTGGACGAAGCGTGCCGTCTGTGTTTCCGCTAAAGCTGTACTCAAGCACCGTCTCTGTGGCGTCAGGGTCGTAGGTGGTCGTCTCAATCCGCACATTGTCGTTCTGGACGTTATTGAAGCTGAACTCGCCTCGACTGTATCGCTTCTCGGATGAACTGCCCATCGTGTATTCCCTCGTCCTTACAGAGGCAGGAATGTGGGTGAAGTTCGGTACACCGGGGTCTAGGGTAGACTCAACCGGTTGTGTAGACTGAGGGAAAAGATTGAACGGCAGAACCGGCGTAGCGTTGGATGTATTAAATTGATCACCCTCGATTTGCTCTTCTGTCAGATAAACGCCGCCATACTCGTTTTCCCCAGCAAAGTTTGTGATCATCATTAGCCGGCGCTGATTAATATACGCGGACAAGATCAAGTTATCTGCGAACAACCCAGCAGGATAATAGTCAATCGACTCCCAAGCTTGGTTCAGCGTGTTGTAGACTAAGATCCTGACGTTCCTAGTGGCACTGCCAGTGGGCATGGCAATGTAGAAGCGGTTGTTATAGTAAGTCGCTACTGAGTTTTGAACGGCGTTGTAGTTAACGCTGTCAAAGAAGTCCGCAATTGGCTCGCTCAGTGGCAGCGTGTTGCCTATCAGCTTCAGGTCAAGCTGGGGCGTCAGCATGTGGACGCCGTTAGCCGAGAGGAAAAACACGAACTGGCCGGCTGCAACGATTGACCGTCTAGCCAAGCAGCCAATCTCGGTTGTCACTACTGTCGTGCTACTCTGCGCCCCGGGAGGCGAGTTAATGTCAAAGTTGTCAGTCTCGACGTAGACAACGTAGATGCTATTGGTCATGAAGACCAAGAACTGATCCTGCACCCACGGTAGCACCCCTACAATCGAGTCATTCCCGCCAGTGTTGATGACGAAGTTGTTCAGCGTCGTATCGCACTGTTCACTCAAGATGTCACTCACCAGCATCTGGTAGTCGCCAAACTTAAGGATAAGCCGATTCTGGAAGTACAGTCCAAAGTCAGCACAAGGCACAGACTGGGTGATGCCTGTAACCACACCGCCGTCTACTGTGAACTTCTGCTGGGCAAACGTGACTGCTACTAGACCATCTTCCCATATCAGCGGAGGCAATCCACGGCGAGCGTTCCAGCCTGCTTGTGTAGTTCGAGCGGCATAGGTGACGCCAGTGTTGTTCTCATACTCAAACGTAAAGCTGTTCGCGCCAGTCACCGTGATGACATAGCTGCCAGTGACGGCCTGTCCTGGGCCATCTCCACCGTCTGTGCGCCCGATGGTGACCTCGTCGCCGCTAGTGTAGTTATGCGGCAAAGTCGTCGTGATCGTGATTATGCCAGTCGCGTTGTCTAAGATGTCAGGGTTAGACTCAGTGGCAGCAAACGTCGTCTTGTCGTACTTACCACGGAAGATGTAGATCTTGTTCAGTGCCGTGACTACGTCGCAGATGCCACCTTCCTCGATGGTTCTGCCAGTAGGGAACAAGTATGGCCCGATCAAGTCTTCAGCATTTGGCCCCTGAGCAGGCTTGTACAGGTACATCCTGTCAGTGAAGACTAGCACAATGTTGTCGCGCCCCGAGCCGTCCACATACAAGCCCGAGCCAACCATCGTTAGCTCGATCAAGTCATTTTCAGTGAGCCTTTTTGTGCCTTTTCGAGGCTGAGCGATCCCACGCTGCAAACGAGTGTTAAAGCTCGCCTGAAGCATTCCAGGCTTCAAGTTGGCAGCATCGAGCCTACTGGCAAAGCCAATAAACGTGTCGTCACCTTCAACTTGTTGTTCTTGCGCCATTAGGAAATGAGCTTACTGAGCTTGTCCACGACACGCTGGAGATCGTCGCGCACCTCGATCATGCGATCCATATGCCCGTCATCTTCACCTTCTTCTTCACCCTCATCCTCGTACTCCTCCTCTTCACCGTATCCGCACTCGGAACAGGTGCCGTCGGACTCCATAGGAGAGTCGCACTCGGGACAGGAACGGCTTTTGCCGCCCATAGGGCCACCAAGGATGGCCAGCATTGCTTTCATCGATTTCATAGAGTTAGGCGATTAAGGATTGTCCCTTGGCCCGGCGAACACGCAGATCAGCAAGAGAATAAGGAATATCATATTCAAAATGAGGCGCATCGTATAGCTTCTTGAATTTGCCGCCCCAGCGGAGCTTGTGCTTAACGCAGAGTGTCGAGGCGTGCTTATGCATAAGATCAGCGATCTTCTTGTCTGCCGGCGTGCTATCGTCCATGTACACTTTGCCCTTAAACACGCCGCAGTCGATGGCGAGTCCGAAGTTGTGCATGGATGATCCTGGCTTGGCATTGGTCACTTTTGGCCCCGGTGCCGTGCGCCCCTTGGCGTACAGCGCAGACTGCTCTTCCCAAGATCGAGTGCCGCAGATAACTTTGTAGTCCAAGCCGTCTTTAGCCGCCAGTTCTTTAGCATCGAGCAAAAAGGCTGTAAATGCGCCCTGAACCTCAGGGAGCAGCGTTAAGATGTGCTTGGCTGATCGTTCGTCAATCACCGTTTCTCGTTACGGATTACGTCAATAATGCCAAAGATTGCCATAACGCCCTGAGCGATTGCTCCACCGATGCCGGTGCTGTACAGCCCGAGAGCAGCGCCAAGTTTAGCAAGTCCAAGCCAAGTAGAAGGTTGTTTGAGATGTTCTTTCATAATCATTCGTGGAGTTGAGCGATTCGTTCCCAGAGCTTGAGCCTGTCTTGTTCGCACTCGGAAATCTTGCACTCTAGTTTGTTTAGTTTGCTATGCAGGTAATACAGCGCCAGTGCCAGTAGGGATACAGTTAAGCCTTGATCGAAGATGTGGGTAAGCACCTTGGCGATAAACTCGTCCATACCTACTTCTTCTTGGCGGTCTTCGCAGCTTGCCGGAACGCCTTAGCGGTAGGGGCGCCCTTAGTGCCGGGTTTGCGCATCTTCTCTTTGCTGCCAGCGGCGATACGCTCGCGCTTGGCGTGGATGTTGGAGTAGAGTCCCTTCTTCATAAGATTAGCACTTCCATCTCCGCATGCTTGCCTTAGCCCGTTCTGCCGGCCCTTTAGCTTTGGCGACGACACCTGCCATACGAGCGCAGAACGACTTCTTGCGACCAGCGTCAGCCTTGGTCTTGGGATTCGGAGCAGGAGCCTTCAGGTTGCTGCCAGTCGCCTTATTGTACTTGGCGCGTCCCTTGGCTGTTAGCCCTGCCCCACGCGAGGCAGGCAGCTTCTCGCCGCGTCCCACTGCTAGTGATACGGATTTCTTTGGCATACGATTAGCGTGCTAGAGCGTACTTGCTGGGCACTTCTGCGAAGGCGGCGAAGATGTAGGTGGCCGCTGACACATTTAATTCAGCCCCAGCGCCTCTTGCTTTAATTCCGTTAGATAAAATATCCAATGATGTTCCAGTGCCAGTAAATTCTACTGCTGGATCATTTGGAATAAGTCCAAGATTTGTTAAATTGCTTGGATTTCTTGAAGAATCAAACATAACCCAACTTGCAGCAACATCCGTCCTCTTCACCATCACAAACCTAGGCCTGAACCCACAGAACACAAACGGCCCGTCAGCACTGCCATTCCCCGTGTAGCTGCCAAAGCGGGAGAAGCCTGCGATCTCAGCGAAGCAGTAGGCGACGTAGCTAACGCCAGAAGCATTAACATCCGTGGATGTGCCAAGGCTGAACACGCTTGAGGTGGGCGCTGTGCTATTCCACACTGTAGCCGCTGCGGCAGCTTGGTTTGTCGAGTTAAGCTGGATGCTATTTGCCGCAGCAATCGACGTGTGGCGCACCTGCCAGTTGCTCGTAGCGCCAGTCTGTGACCGCTTCACGATGACCATCGCAGGCGCAACGCCCAAGTTGTGCGCAACCGTTCTATTGACGCCTGTACCAGCGTAGGATACCACATCCAATCCAGCGGTGATACTTTCCCTCCACTGCCAGGCAATGTACGAGTTGGCATTTGCGTTGACTATTGTCGTGTCCGTGCCAAGGCTAAATCCATCGCCGTTAAATGCTGTCAGTGAGTTTGCGTTGGTTGTTTCAGCGGCAGTCGTGTCAGACGACAGGTACTTGCCAGTCCCCCGTGTAGAGTCGAACAGCGCATGGCTCGTAGCGCCCGGTGTCCGTGACTTAATCCACACCAGATCCGGCTGGAACGACACACTGTTCACCGCATTCGACAGTGACCGTGCAGCAGCGTTGCCTGTGTAGGTCGTCGCTGCCATGAAGTTCGCACCATTCACAATCGACGGTGTCGGCAGGTTGTTCGTGTTGAGTGCGCGGAAGCCGGCAGGAGGCGTGTATGCGAAGGGGCGTTGGCCGAAGTTTGCGCCACCAGTTGAACTTCCAGTTCCACCTCCAGATCCTCCGGCAATAAAAAACAATGGTAATGTTCCAGAAATTGTTGCTGTCGTGCTTATTTGTGTATTGTTTTTGTAAACTCGCGCTTGTCTTGTTGCTGGATCACAGTCAACGCTTACAATATCCGCTGATGTGTATGTAGCAAATGTTCCTTGAAGTACGTTATTAAAATACAAACGTCCATCTGAAAAATACAAAACATTATTTAAAGATGTTACTGATTCTGATACTCCAGTATATCTAACTGCAGATCCAAATGCTGTTCCATAAAATTCAGCATACGCCTTTGCGTCAATTGCAATACTCGATAATACTCCATCAGATGATGATGATGTAAATGAATTCCCAAGATTTCCGTCAGTAGTGGCTGCTGATCCAGTTTTGCCAACTGCATTCCACACCGCATAATTCCCCCTGCCGTTCCCGCCGTCAGCGTAGTTCACCGGGACATCGATCATGCTGTCGTATGTCGCCCCAGCCGTCAGCGACACGTTGTTCACCGTCCAAGTGTTGTTATTTCCCGAGCTATCCGTGCC